TTGACGAGGTTTCTTGAAGCACTAGATCAATACCTACATCATCTGGCTTACAGGTAAATGTCCAATCAGCTACTTGAAATACTTTTGAAGAAAAACCCATACGACTATTAGTTATTTGAACAGTATCACCTACTTGAAGATTAAAAGCTGATAACTTCATTGGCGCAGACAATACCATTTGCTGTCTATTTTTAAATAATACGACTTTGGCTATTCTTTGAGCCATTGTTGATGATGTAGTAAACGGCAAGTCTATTTCACCAAATATTGTCTCGT